TCCACAGTTTCAACAACCACTGATTCATAAAGATAATTTCCGTCTTTGTCTTTTTCAGCAAAATCTAAGTCTTGTAGAAGGTTGAATGGAATACCATCATTAGACGTAAAGATGGATAGGGCTCCCACTGTTGGAAGTAATGAAGATTTCGGAGTTGTTATCCCATTTACTGTTTCACCCGGAATCTGAAAATATACTTTTACCATGACAACAGAGGGAGTGGCGCCGTGAACTTTCACACCGGCATTGCGCAAATGCTTTTGGATATTTTTTACTTCAATAGCAGAAGACCAGTTAAGCTCGTTGAACTGGTGGTCCATATAAAAGGACATCGTATCGCCAACAAACGCAGCCATATCCAGTAAAAGCCCTCCAAGACTAGCTTCGGAAAAATCTTGTATCTTATCTGAGAAATATAACTTTGCATGTTGATACAAAGAATTGCGAAAAGACTCAAAGTCTTTTGCCAAGTAATTTCTTTTATTTTCATTTTTTAGACTTCGCTTTACATTTATGGCCATCTTTTATCCTGCACTGTATATTAGTATCTCCATACCTCTTTCTTTCATTCGGATGCGTGGAACACTATAGGTTAATTTTACGCCTACTTTTGCGACCTGCTTATTATCAAAAAGTTCAACTACCGGTTCGAACGTAGCTAATGCAACAAACGGCATCCACCGATTAACTGCTAATGTTATTCTTCTCATCGCTTCGTTCGCCCCGGAGTCAGACTGCATCTCGAAAGCTAATTCCATTAAATTAGCACCAAAATGGGGAAAGCCCAACCTCTCACCATGATTTGTTAAAATCAAATTAATAAGATTATCATGTATCTGATCTGCGAAGGATGTGTTCATTTTAAGAAACCCTTCGCCTGATTCTGCAACGGTAACCGGAGTCTTAATTCCTACCGGTGGAGCAGCCGTACGACGTGCATCAATCTCAGCCTGACGTTCATATTCAGTGCCTACAGACCTAAAATCGTATTTTTTAACGTTCGCTCTTCTAGTTACAGCCATGATAAACCACCCATACTAAATATTTGCCCGCAAAAATAGTGATGAGCTAAGTCACACATAGCCGCATCTATAACAGCGTGCCGGTACCCGAACCCATACCCGCTCCAGCAACTGGACACGCACCAGCGGGTGCAAGCGGCGCCGCAATACCGGCAAGTACTGTTATTACGGTCGTTTGTACAACCGCTGAGGTCGTATACGAATGTATGGCCATGCCCAAAGCATCGCCAAGAGCCTTGTTAATGTCAGATGGTGATGTACCAGACTCGGCCGCCTCTGGAATACTTTTTCTCGCGTCCTCTAAAGCTAACCAAATATCTAATTGTAATAATGGTAACGCTGCTGATAATGGCATAATTCCTCCTTATTCTCCAAAAATTCTTTCCGATTGGATGCTCGGTATTTGACCCTTCCGGGAATCCATGTTGGCTTTTAGCGCTGCGGCGGCAGAATTAATTTCTGGTGATGGTGCACCGTAACCGGGCGTAGTGTGTATTGAAAGATCGCTACAAAATGTCTGAATATCTGACATAGTGGCCGAAAGGAGCTCATATAATTGTTGGTACATAACGTATGGCTGAGAGCTTCCATCGCCAGGACCACTATTATCTGAGCCTGCACCACCGTCATCGGGGTGTCTCCCTAAAAAGATTTTCGAGCCGCTTATCTGTATTGTTCCATCTGCCAAAATGTATATACACGCCATATCTTCATCAGGGATCCCCTGCTTGATAATACGGATAGAGCCATTGATCTCTGGGGAGCCATCCACAGGATCATCTGCCTCAAGTTTTCTAGCGATAATTCGAATCTCATCAGCTTTCGTAACAACACTAGATGGAAAATCTTTGGTTGCGCCAATAGTAAGTTCTGTGTCTTCTGGACCAATAAGCGTTGGGAGCGTTTTACCTGGATTATCTATATTGAATAAAGGGTCTGGCTCCCCGGAGTGACTAATCCAAACACGGGCAGCATCATAAGCAAAATCCGGGTCGCCCTCAGGTGGAGCATCTAATCGATTTAAGTCGGCCTGTTCATTTGCTTGAGGATTCTTATTTGTTTCAATCCACTTCTCTCTTCCTGGGCCCAGGTGCTCTGGAATCGGGGTGTTCTCTATACAGCGAGGAGCAGTCAAAATAGGCGGTAATAATTCTGTTTTAGACCTGAATCTCCAGTCATGACGACCCCTTCCAGCCACCAAATCAATAGCGCCCCAGGGATATTCTTTTCGCTCTTCTATCTTATCTTCATCAAATGTAGCATTTGAGTAGTCGGAGTCCCATGCTAAATCAAGGCGTTCTCTGCCGATATGTCGGCCCCACCCACGTTGTTCTCCTAAACAAATTAATGTATTATTTGATCCTTGAAGAACCATGTCACCTGGACGCTTCGTAAATCGTGGTACATGTTGACGGTGAAACTGGTCATACGCGATAGCTACGTTTACCAGGTCTTCATACGCTAGCTCTTCCTTAAGGGTATATGCATCTTCTTTTCCAGTACCATTTGGGAATCCGAATAGCCTATCATCCATCCCATCCCCGTCTTTGTCTTCACTTTCTAAAGGACTTATTACCTGTCCTTCCTCTGTCTGCTCGGTACCAGGGTTTACAATTGATGTCCCATCATCGGGCACTTCTTCAGTTTCCTGTGCGTTTTCAGCTAACTCTTTCGATGTTGGTTGTGCCAGACTTCCAACAAGCTTCCTATCGGCATGAGTAAAGTTAATGTCATCTACATGTGACGGCTCTGGAATTCGGCACATCCAATATCGAATTTTTGTGGGAGTATCGGGCGAATCGACTACTACCCAAACCTGCTCTCCAGGCTTTACTGGAAAACAAAGGTGGGGCGGGAAAAATGGATAGCACAACACACCTTGTCCACCAATTGCTTCTCCCTCAGGTATAGACTCTTCATTTTCTTCCGCCTCTTCTTCTGTGGGCTGTTCAGTGGCATCTGCTGCCTTCTTATCTGCTCCCCCCGTTACAACACGAGCGATAATCGAGTTTCTTGGTGCGGTTGCAAGCATATCGGGCGAATCAATAAGAGCCTTCATTTCTTCAAGATCTTCTTCTGGAAATACACTCAAATCATAAAGCACTTCAACCACAACTGCTCTTGTAAAGATCTGCGTTGGATTCGCAGTTGCATTCGCATCAGCTGGAGCTGATGCGGTTGGATTCGCTTGTTGTGCTACTGCATCTGTACCTGATCCGCGAGCCATTATTCACCCTTTTGAATCTGAGAGAATAAGTCATCTGCATTTATCGCAGCATGATCGCTCTCAGACTTTGATATTAGATCCGCTAATTTTAGCAACTGATCATTTGACTTATTCATTCTCTCAAGATATTTCGTCAATGTCGATCCCAGAGTTGCATGCTCTGTTGTACCCTGACTCATTGTAGTGTAAGCTTCCACAAAAAGAATATGTGCATTTTGTCTATCGAGCGTGGCATTCTCATAGATTTCTTTCCATAAAATCTTTTTCTTTGCATCAGCATGTTCTATCTTTGATAGCATATCAGAGAATTCTTCTATTTTTTTCTCTATACTTTCAAAATCTTTTGCAGCTTCTTCGATCTTACTACTCATAATATCTCCCTACAATAAGTCTACTATCCTGTCATCGTGAACGATTTCTTTGTAATGTTTTCTTATTTTTGACATTGAAACAGAGAGTTGTTTTGAAGTTAACCCTGATATTTCTCTAACATACACATAGATCGCTCGCTTATTCAAGAAGTCAAGATTATCGATATTCTCAAAAACGGTGCGAATCGCTTTTGCGCAAAGCACCTCGTTTGGTTTTTTAACACGACCATCTATTTCATCAATTACGTCCATTATTCTATCACGAAGTTCAGCTTTTTCCAAAATGTCCTGTGGTGACGGAGCAACTTTGCTATTTGCAATTTTGGCTTTATCTCTAGAATTTAATATTGACAGATCGCTCATCGATACATGACGCTGATTATTTTTCTTAGCATTCC